AAATGCACTAGCAAATCCAAATGACAGATCAGCACAAGAAGCTGCTGCATTTGAAAGAGAAGTTTCAGACGAAGCATCTAAGCGTTATGACAAGCCAGCAAATGGCATTTTAGTTCCTAACGAAGTTTTACAAAGAGACTTAAATGTTGGTACTGCAACTGCGGGTGGTAACTTAGTTCCAACTGATTTATTGTCTGGTTCTTTTATAGATATTCTTCGTAAGAGAATGGCTGTTATGGCAGCGAACCCAACAATGCTTACAGGACTTTCTGGTAACATTGCAATTCCTAGAATGACCCAGAGTGCAACTGGATTTTTTGTTGGAGAAGGATCTGAGCCTACCGAAAGCCAACAGGCGTTTGACCAGGTCAACATGACTCCAAAAACAGTTGGAGGAGTGGTTGAATTTACTAGAAGATTATTACTTCAGTCATCTATAGATGTAGAATCTATGATTAGAGATGATATAGCCAGGGTAATCGCTACAAAGCTAGATAACGCAGCTATTTATGGTACTGGTTCTTCAAATCAACCATTAGGTATCAAAGATACAACAGGTGTAGGAACACAATCACTTTCTACTTTCGGTACATTCGCTGAATATATTGGAATGGAAACAGATGTTGCCGCAGCAAACGCAGATGTAGCAAATATGTTCTACATCATTAATGCTTCTGCTAGAGGTGCGTTAAAGAGTACAGAGGTTGCTTCAAACACAGGCAAATTCGTATTTGAGAACAATGAAATTAATGGCTATCCAGTTATTGTTTCAAATCAGCTTGTTAACAACGATGCCTTGTTCGGAGACTTCAGCCAGTTCTGTATTGGTATGTGGAGTGGTTTAGATCTAACAGTAGATACAATCACAAAAGCGGGTAGCGGTACAGTTAAGATTGTTGCGTTGCAAGATGTTGACTTTGCAATTAAGCAACCAACTGCTTTCTGTTTCGCAACATAATATGAAAGTTGAGTTAATAAGATCAACAATGATAGCTGGCACTCCTACGAGTGTCGGCTCTTCTATAGAAGTAGAAGATAATGTTGCTCGTATGCTTATTCTTAGTGGCAAGGCAATCGAATATGTAGAGAAGCCAAAGCCAAAACCAAAGAAAAAACCTACCCCTAAAAAAGAGGAGACTTAAAGTGGCTATTATTCAACAAAATTTAGAAAAGCTAGATATTACAGCAGCAGTAGCTTCTGCCTCTGTAACAGCAACAGCTACATCAAGTGCTATTGATTTAAAAGAATTTGATGGAGATGTTCTGCTAGTTCTTAACTGTGCTGCGGGTACAGGCTCATCACCAACTTTAGATATTAAAGTTCAAGATTCTGATACATCAGGTGGTACTTATGGAGACTTGTCTGGTGCTACGTTTACTCAAGTAACGACATCAGCATCAGCACAAACTCTTGAAGTGAACAAAGATGAGTGCAAGAGATTTATCAAAATTGTACAAACAGTTGGTGGCTCATCACCTGTTTTTGTATATGGGATCTCACTTATTGCAGCTAAAAAATACGGTTAAAATATAGCCCCATATGGGGCTTTTTATTATGGCTTTTACTGAAGATTTAAGTACATTTTTGATCGATTTTTCAGATACCGTTTTTTTTAATGGCGATTTTTATAAAGGTATCTTAGATGAACCTGATGAAATAGTTGCAGACGATAGAGTTTTAACAACTGATTATCAATTAACAGCTAAATCTAGTGATTTATCTAATTTAGTTTTTGATGATGATATTAAAGTTAATGATATTGCTTATAAAGTAAGAAGCACAAGAAAAATTGATGATGGTAATTTATGTATTGTTTCTTTAATGAAGGTATAAAATGACAAGTAAAAGAGAGCAAATATTAGCAAAAATAAAAACAAATTTAACAGGTACAACAGGTGTAGGAACTCGTATATATAGAAGTCGGGTAGAACCAGTTACAAGGGGTGAGACCCCAAGTCTTGTCGTTGAGTTTGTATCAGATCAACCAACTGTAAATAGTTCTACAAACTTAAAATTAGATTGGACATTGACTGTAAGAATTGTAGTAATAGTTAGATCATCAAATCCATATACTGCCGCTGATCCAACTATTAAAAGTTTGCATACTAAAATTGTAAGTGATCCTACTTTAGGTGGATTAGCAATAGACGTAAGACCTTCAACTGTCACGTTTGAAGCTATTGAAGCAGATCAACCCGCAGGTGTTGTATTTTGTGATTTTGAAATTGATTACAGATCAAGTTATGATGACTTATCACAATGAATAAACAAAATTGTGACCCTAACAACCCTTATTGTTTAATATGGAAAATGAAAATCCAACTGAGGGCGGTACTTACCTACTAGACCCCAAAACTGGCAAGAAAAAGCTAGTACAACAAACAAAAAACGCAGAACCCCCTACTGAGGTAACAAAAGATGGCACTACTGACAAGAAAGAGAGTAATTCTGATTGAAGCAGAATCAAGCTATGGATCAGATCCAGGTATGGTTGCTGCTGATGCTGTTCTTGTAAGAGATTTAACTATAACGCCACAATCAAGTGATGTTGTAAGTAGAGATGTTGTTAGACCTTTCTTAGGAGCTTTTCAACAGCTTTTAGCCAACACTAATGTAGAGGTAACTTTTAGCGTAGAGCTTGCAGGAAGTGGAGTAGTAGGAACAGCACCCAGGTATGGAGATGCCCTTAAAGCCTGTGGCTTTAGCGAGACTGTAAGTTCAGGTGCTTCTGTTACTTACGCACCAGTTTCTACAAGTTTTTCATCAGTTACTATTCACTACAATACAGATGGTGTAAGACATAAAGTTGTTGGAGCAAGAGGTAGCTTTGTAATCAATGGAACAGTAGGTGAGATACCTACTATCGACTTTACTTTCCAAGGCATATATATCCCCCCAACAGATACAGCTTTACCTACCGTTACTTATGGAGATCAAGCAACACCTTTAATATTTAAGCAAGGTAATACAACTGGTTTTCAGTTGTTATCTCATTCAGCAGCCTTACAATCTATTTCAATGGATATAGGTAATGAGCTGGTTTATCGTGAATTAGTTGGTGGTACACAAGAAACACTTTTGACAAATAGAAATATAACTGGATCAGTATCAATTGAGGCTATTGCCCTCAGTACAAAAGATTATTTTGCCGCTGCACTTGCTGAGACAACAGGAAACCTAACATTCTTACATGGAACAACTGCGGGAAACAAGGTAACAGTATCATCTACAAAAGCTGATATTGGTGATGTTGCTTATGGAGAACAAGACGGAATTCAAATGTTAGAAATTCCTTATACATTAGTTCCAACTAGCCAAAATGATGAAGTAACTATAACTTATACATAGATTCTTACTAAGTATTGACTATTGAGCTAAAGTGTAAAAGTATATTTATTTTTACACTTTATGCCTTTTATAAGAAAAAAGAACAAAACATTTAAATGGCCTGTAATTGTTCGTGAGCCTAGTGAAAATGATGCAGGAGTTTTTGAGGAAAGTGAGTTTATTGCTATTTTTAAAAGATTAAAAGTTAGTGAATATCAGAAAGCTGCTGATAGTAAAACAGAATTTGAAATGTTAAAAATGATGTTAGTCGGTTGGGAAAATATGAAAGAAGAAAATGGAGAAGATATTCCATTCAATAACCAAAATTTAAAAGATTTGATGGAGGATTCTTATTGGTTGAAAGCAGTTTCAAAATCTTATACAGATTCATTAATAGAAGATAAAGTAAAAAACTAAAAGAGGCAGTTCTTTATTGGTTAGGGTCTGGTAAAGAAATTATAGATCAAACACAGGAAGACGCAAAAGTTTTTGGTTTAGAACTGCCGAAAAATAATAAAAAAAAAGAAGAAGATTTTGAGGTTAATGAGGATAACTGGGATGCCCTAATGATATTTTGTAATATGCAAACACAATGGTCTACTTCTTTTGGAGGTTTCGTAGGATTAAAATATGAGGTGCTTCTTATGCAAGGAGGTATCTTTGACCTTTACAATATACAAGAAAGGTCTAAAATCTTAGAAGAGATCCAAATTATGGAAGCTACTGCTTTGAAAGAATTAAATAAAGAAACTAAATAATATGGCTGCTTCTGTATCACAAATTAATATTAAATTTTTGACCAAAGGTGAGGGTGATGTAGCACAAGCATTTAAAAGACTTCGTGGTGAAACAGTAAGACTGAATAGAGATTTCGATACTTTATCAAAAAAATCAATTCGACAAGTAAGAAATGAATTTAACAGATTAGGTTCTGGACAAAGAAATAGCATTAATGCTATGCAAGCACAAAGAAATGCTTTAAATGGTTTGCGTAACATGGCTGATGTTACTGGCGTAGAGTTTAGGGAACTGACGAGAGATATTGCTTTACTTGATGCAAAAATGAGAACAGCAGGTGCTGGTGCTACAGGTTTTAAAGGTAGATTAAAAGGATTTGCTAAAGGTGCTGGTGCTGTTGCTGCTGCTGGTATTTTTGGAGGGCCAGAAGGTGCAGTTGGTGCTGGTATTGGAGCGTTGGCTGGAGGGCCAGTAGGGGCTGCTGTTGGTGGTGCAATTGGAGCGCAGGTTGGAATGGTTAGAAAGTCACTAGGTGAAGTAGCTGAATACTCTGCTGCTTTGGGATTGCAAAGAAAAGCATTAAAGCTTGTTATTGGAGATACTGATAAATTTAATAAATCACAAGAATTTTTGCGTAAAACCTCAAAAGAGTTAGCAATTCCTCAAGATGTTATAACTAGACAATTTACTGCATTAACAGCGTCTGTTGTTGGTGCTGGACAGTCCGTAGAAGATGCAGAAGAAGTATTTCAAGCAATTGCTGCTGGTATTAGAGGTACAGGTGGAACTTTAGAAGATATGAAAGCCGCCATGAGAGCGACTAGCCAGGTATTCTCAAAAGGCAAAGTAAGCGCCGAAGAGCTGAGACAACAGCTCGGCGAGAGACTGCCAGGTGCGTTTACTTTATTTGCTGATTCGATGGATATGACACCAGCAATGTTAGATAAAGCGTTAGAGCAAGGTAAGGTCACGTTAGATGACTTTATGAAGTTTGCAAAGAAATTATTCTCAACTTATGGAGAAAATTCAAAAATTCTGGCTCAAGGCCCAGAAGCTGCTGGAGATAGATTAAAAACAGAAATGAGTGAACTAAAAGATAATGTAGGAAAACTTTTACGTCCTATTGGTGCAGAATTTCAAGATACCTTTGCAAAAATAGTAAAATCTATTAATCCGGCAATAGAAGCCCTTGTGAAATTTCAAAATAGATTACGAATTACAAATGTAGAAGAAGAAATAAAAAAGTTAGAAAAAATTATAAAAAGAGGTTTTAAAGATGTTGGTGGTACGATGGGTTCTGGTATCCTTGGTGGTGGTATTCCTATACCAGTTAAGGGTGATGAATTAGATTTAACTATATTAAAGGTAACTAAATTAAAACAAGAATTATTAGATTTACAAGGTGTAGAAAAAACAAAAGGCGTAGGTTTAGTAGCCGATCCGACTGAGTATTTAAGATCTTTAGTAACTAAGGGTGAAGGTCAACTTGAGGATGATAAGACTCCCACTACTACAGCTCTTAATAATTTGCAAGAAGGAGCAAAAGCATATTTTGAAACTATAAAAGATTTTAGTAAACAGACTCAAGATGCTGTTGCTAGTGCATTTAAAGGAATGGAAGATGCGATAGTAAAATTTGTTACTACAGGAAAACTTAATTTTGGCGATTTAACAAGATCTATCTTGGCTGATTTAACAAGGATTGCAATTAGATCTGCAATGTTTAATATGGGTAAAAGCATATTTCCATCTTTCTTTAATTTTCCTACAGATAAAAAAAATGCAATGGGAAATGTATACGATGCTGGCAATAAAATTTCAAAATTTGCTTATGGAGGCGTAATTACTAAGCCAAAATTATTCCCAATGGCAAACGGAATAGGACTAATGGGGGAGGCCGGGCCAGAAGCTATACTTCCTTTGCAACGTGGTCGTGGTGGTAAGTTAGGAGTTATAGCGCAAGGAGGTGGTACTGGTAATATTACTGTTAATGTTGATGCTTCTGGTTCTTCAGCAGAAGGAGATAATCAAATATCAGCAGAGCTTGGAAATGCTATAGGTGCTGCTATACAGGCAGAACTTGTAAATCAAAAAAGACCAGGAGGTTTATTAGCATAAATGGCAAATTTTAATACAACAGTCAATTTAGAACCTAGTTTTGGTTTATTAAAAAAATCAAAACCAAAAAAAAGAGTTGTAAGATTTCAGGATGGATATGAACATCGTATAGTTTTTGGTTTATCAAATCATCAAAATCCAAAAGTATATACTTTAAGTTTTAAAAATATAACTGAATCTGAAAGTGATACTCTTGAATCATTCCTTGATTCTCGTGCTTTAGATGGTGCAAGTTTTGATTTTACGCCACCTAATGATGTTATTGGAAAATATGTTTGTGATGAGTGGACAAAAAAAATAGATCGACCAAATAGGGCAACAGTAAATGTTACTTTTCGACAAGTATTTGAACCATGAGTACAACGAAAGTATTTGATGAGATTCAAAAAAGTAATCCATCTGCAATTATTGAATTATTTACCTTACAACTTTCTACAAGTCTTCATGGAGCATCAACGATTTATAGATTTCATGCTGGGAGTAATTTAAATGCAAATGGTCAAATAGTTTGGGCAGGTAATTCTTATCTTCGTTTTCCAGTTAAAGCAGAAGGATTTGCTTTTAAGAGAGGTCAATTACCAAGACCAAAGTTAGCAATAAGTAATGCATTAGGAACAATGTCTGCAATATTATTAACAGTAAATCAAACAACAGCAGGTAATGATTTAACAGGATCTACAGTTACTAGAATAAGAACAATGGCAAAATTTTTAGATGCTGTAAATTTTTCTGGTAATTCAAATCCAACGGCTGATCCAAGTGCAGAATTTAAAAGAGAAGTTTATGTTGTTGATAGAAAATCAACAGAAACTAGAGATATTGTTGAATTAGAGCTTGCACAAGTTTGGGATTTAGCTGGAGTGCGTGTACCAAAAAGACAATGTACTCGTTCTATCTTTCCATCTATAGGTACTTTTAATTAATGACTTGGAAGGATAAAGCATTACTTCATGCAAAAGAACAAGATCCTAAAGAGTCTTGTGGACTTTTAATAAATGTAAAAGGTAAAAAAAAGTATTTTGGTTGCCGTAATCTATCAATGACAAATAACCAATGTTTTATTTTAGATCCTGAAGATTATGTAAAAGCAGATTCTATAGGAGAAATAATTGGAGTAGTTCATAGTCATCCTGTAACCCCTCCAACACCTAGTCAAGCAGATCGTATTAGTTGTGAGCATAGTAAACTTCCTTGGTATATTGTTAATCCAAAAACAGAACAATGGGCAGAATGCATTCCAGAAGGTTACGAGCCTGATTTATTAGGTCGGCCTTGGGTCTGGGGTGTTACAGATTGTTGGTCACTTGTTCGTGATTGGTATAAAAAAGAAAAAAATATTGTTTTAAGAGATTGGGAAAGACCTACAACTCCAGAAGAATTTTTATTAAATCCGTTATTTGAACAATGTGCTTGGAGAACTGGTTTTAGAGAATTAAGATCAGATGAACCTTTAGAAAATGGTAATTTATTATTTATGTCTATAGGATCTGTTGGTTTAAATCATGTAGCTATTTTTATAGATGGGATGGTTTTGCATCATTTAGCAGATAGACTATCTTGTAAAGAACCTTATTCCGAATGGTTATTAAAATGTACTGGTAAGAGGTTACGTTATGCTTACTAAAATAAAATTACATGGAGATTTAGCTGATTTTATTGGTCATAAAGAACTAGAAGCAGTAATAAATACAACTGCTGATGTATTTAGTTTTCTTGTATGTAATTTTCCAAAGGTTGAGTCATATATGGCAGAAAGATATTATAAAGTTTTAATTAATGATAATAAAATTACAAAAGAAGAATTGTATTACCCTATTGGAAAAGCAGAAGTAAATATAGTTCCTGTAATTTACGGAGCAGGTGGAGAGGAATCTAGTGGTATTTTTTTAGGATTAGCACTTATAGGAGGAGCAGCGTTAACAGGAGGTGCAAGTTTAGCTTTTGGTATAGGTGGTTTTACAAATCTTGGAGGTGCAGCTATAAGTGCGGCTGTAGGTAATGTTGGATTTGGTTTAGTTTTGTCAGGAGTAAGTAACTTACTATTCCCACAAGAACAACCAAAAGATTTTGAAAATGATCAAGATCCAAGAATATCATTTAGTTTTAGTGGTGTGCAAAATACTGGAAGAGCTGGAACTAGTATTCCTATAGTATATGGAGAATGTATAACTGGTTCTGTTGTGATTTCAGCAGGAACTGATACAGATCAGGTACACGCATGACAAAAAATATTATTGGATCTGGTGGTGCTTTTCGTGGTTTGTTTGGAGGAAACAATAGGAACAGAAAGCCTACAAGAGAACCTGATACATTAAATAGTAGGCAATTTGCAACGATACAAGATTTAATATCAGAAGGAGAAATAGAAGGTTTTGCAACCCCTTCTAAAGCATCGTTAACTAGAGGTACAGAGGTTTATAATACAGCTTCTCTTAAGGATATTATTTTATCTAATACTCCAATTTTAAGCTCATCAGCTAGTAATACAAATCCAAATAATGCAGATTTCAATTTTCAAAATGTTGAGCTTACTCCTAGATTTGGCACAGCAAGTCAAAATCATGTAGCTGGCATTGTTGGGAGTCAAAGTTCAACTAGTGTTGGCGCTGAAGTAACTGCCTCTGGTGGTGGTGTAACAAGGCAAATAACTAATACACAAGTAGATGCAGCGAGAATAACAGTAACTTTTCCTGCTATTCAAAGAACAACAGATAAAGGTGATATTTTAGGAAGTTCTGTTTCTTTAAAAATACAAGTTCAATATAATGGAGGCGGTTTTACTGATGTCTTGTCAGATACAGTTAAAGGTAGAACTGCCGATCCTTATCAAAAAGATTATAGAGTCGATTTTACTGGAGCATTTCCTGTAGATATAAAAGTAGTAAGAGTCACAGCAGATGCGCCTTCAGGCGGGCAACTAGTAGATGCTTTTAATTGGACTGTATTAACAGAGATAATTGATGATAAACAAGATTATCCTAATATTGCTTATGTAAATTTAAGATTTGATTCTGAGCAATTTAGTTCTATACCAAGTAGAGCTTTTCGTATTCGTGGAATTAAAACAAGAATACCAGGTGCTGGAGCTTCAAATTCTGGAACACCAAGCGTAGACTTACAAACAGGTAGAATAATATATCCTACTGGTTATATCTTTAATGGAACTATGGGTGCTGCTGTATGGAATTCATGTCCTTCAATGGCTCTTTTAGATTTATTAACTACGGAAAGGTATGGATTAGGAACACATATTTCTGATAATGATATAGATTTATTTTCTTTTATAGAGGCAAGTAAATATTCAAATGAATTAGTAAGTGATGGATTAGGGGGTCAGGAGGCTAGGTTTAGTTTTAATGCAAATATTCAGGGATCAAAAGAAGCATTTCAATTAATAAATGATATAGCAGGAGTAATGAGAGCATATCCTATATGGTCTGCTGGCAAAATAAGTCTTGCACAAGATAGGCCAACAGATCCGACATATTTATTTAGTTTAGCTAATGTTCAAGAGGGTGGTTTTTCTTACTCAGGAAGCAGTTTAAAACAAAGAAATACAGTAATAAGTGTTTCTTATTTCAATATGGATAGTAGAGAAATAGATTATGAGGTTGTAGAAGATACGTCTGCTCAAAGTAAGCTAGGAATAATTAAAAAAGATGTACGAGGTTTTGGAATAACATCAAGATCACAAGCTCAAAGATTAGGAAAAGCAATACTTTTCAGCGAGCAACAGGAGTCTGAAGTTGTAACATTTAAAGTATCAATAGATGCAGGAGCGATAGTAAGACCAGGTCAAGTAATTTCAATTAATGATCCTGTTAAATCAGCAGAAAGAAGATCAGGAAGGATAAATAGCGCTACGACTACTCAAATAACAATTGATTCAAATGATGATTTAGATACATTTACAGGTTCTAATAAAAAATGTACTGTAATTCTTCCTGATGGAACACTTGAAAGTAAAACAGTTATAGGTCTTGTAGGCAACTTAATAACTTTAGATTCTGCTTTGAGTCAAGTACCAAACTCAAACAGTTTATGGCTTTTAGAAAGTTCAAATTTGGAGTCTCAAACTTTTAGAGTTATTTCTGTAGAAGAACAAAATGGAATAAATTATATAATTACAGGACTTACTTATATTGCAGGTAAATATGCAAATATTGAGCAAGGTATATCTCTACCAACAAGAAATATATCTCTTTTAAATGTACTAAGAGATCCTCCTAGTAATGTTTCAGCTAATGAATTAACTGTAGTTATAAATGCAGTTGCAAGAACAAAATTACTTATATCATGGACTTCTGTAACAGGCGTAAGTCAATATTTAGTTCAATATAGATTTAATAATACAAATTGGGTTTCAGAAACAGTATTTAGAACTGATTTTGAGGTTCTTGATACTACAGCAGGTACTTATGAAATAAAAGTATATTCATATAATGCTGCATTAGAATTATCAACGACCTCAACTGATATAACTTTTAGTGCTGTTGGTAAAACTGCACCTCCATCAAATGTACAGAATTTAACCCTTGAGCCAGTTACAAATAAAATTGTAAGGCTTAGATGGTCGGAATCTATTGATGCTGATGTTATTCATGGAGGAAAAGTATATGTTAGACATTCAAATAAAACAGATGGAACTGGAACATTTCAAAATTCTGTTGATTTGATAGAAGCACTTGCGGGGAATACAACAGAAGCAGTAGTTCCAAGTCTTGATGGTGAGTATATTCTTAAATTTAGGGATGACCAAGGTAACTTTAGTACTGGAGAAACCTCTGTAATATTAGATTTACCTGATTTAATTGATAGTCAACAAATATTAGCTGATAGGGAAGATACAGACTCAACACCTTTCGGAGGTACAAAAACAAATTGCACAGTAGCATCTGGAGCATTACAACTTACAGATCCAACTACCTTAAAGACAGGAACATACAGTCAGTCAGGTAACACTATTACTATTACAAGTACCTCTCATGGAATAGCTGTTGGTGAGAAGTTGCAATTTAATTTTACTACTGGTATAGCTATTAGCGGACTTTTTGATATTGTTTCTGTACCAAATGCTAATACTTTAACGATAACATCTAGTAATAGCGTGACAGCGTCAGGAAGTGTTTCTATAGATAGAGGTTTAAGAGCGACTTATGATTTTGCAAATACCCTAGATTTAGGTGGTGTTTTTTCTTTGAATTTAAAAAGACTTATTCAAAGTATTGGTTTTACAGTTGGTTTTGCAAATACTATAGATGCGTTAATACCAACTGGTACTTTTTGGGATGATTATGCACAAAATGGAAATTTTGATGGCCCTGCTATAAATGATGTTAGTGCATCAATAAGCGTAAGAACAACACAAGATAATCCTTCTTCTGGATCGCCTACTTATACACAATTTAATACTTTTGCAAATGGTACATATAAAGGAAGAGGTTTTCAATTTAGAACAAATATAAAATCAGATAGTATTGCTCATAATATTTCTATTCAACAACTTGGAATATTTGCTGCTTTTGAGTCAAGAACAGAAAGAAGTTATGTAAGCGGTGGAACTACAAGCACAGCACCTTTATCTTCTGGAACTTCTAGTTCTGGTTTAAATGTTCAATTTGGAAATGCGTTTTTTGTAGGTACATCAAGTTTAGGAGGTGCAAATGCGTTCTTACCTTCAGTTGGCATAACAATACAAGGAGCTGCAAGTGGAGATTATTTTGAGCTTTCTAATGTTTCGGGAACAGGATTCAATATTAAAGTTAAAAATGGAACAAATTTCATAAACAAACAATTTACTTTTCAAGCTGTCGGATATGGCAAAGGAGGGTAGAATGGGGGAAATTATTTTTTAGATGGCACAAGTTGGTAATAAAAATATAGATAATGCTTCTGGTCAAGTTGTAAGACTTGATATTCAAAATACTATTGCAGCGGTTGCATCTAATAACTTTGGAGCAAAGGCTAGTGCTGGAGAAATACAACCAGCAGAATTTGTGGCTGATAGTTCTACTACACCAAAAAAATTATTGATAAGAGCTACAAGCGGTGCTTCTGCGGCTGCTAGTGCAACTTTTCATGAAGTAGGAAATTTAGACGAAGATAATTTAGGTTTATTACCTAAAGCTGGTGGCACAATGACAGGTGCAATCTTAGGAGATGATGCTTCTGGAGCAGCTAGCCCCGCATATAGTTTTGATCAAGACCCTGATACAGGAATGTTTAGATCAGGTGCAAACTCATTAGGGTTTGCAACTGCTGGTACACAAAGATTTTCAGTTAGTGATTCTGGATTAGATATAACTGATGGATTACCTTTAAGATTTCAAGATTCAAGTGGTGCGCCTTTTGTTGCATTAAAATCCCCAAGTTCTTTAGGAGGTAATGTAACGCTTACTTTACCTGCCACCGATGGAAAT